ATTGTAAATAGACAATTTGTACAACTGTATACACATAATCCTATTAATAGATTATTTATCATTCCAAGACGTACAGATTCTTTGACATATAGGAATGATACTGTCAATTATACAAATTGGCCATTTGCATCAACACCTTTTGTAGCACCAGCAGCTGCATATCCACCTTGGGTTGTAACTACAGAAGCAACGGGTCAACTTATTACAGTAGCAGGTCAACAACCTATTCTACAGACATTACGTATTCTATGTGATGGTAATGAAATTCAAGAAGAGAAACCTATACAATATTTCTCTTATGTAGTGCCTTGGAAGTACTTGAAAGGTGCACCTGATCCAAATCTAATTATTTATCCTTTTGGTCTTACATCACCTAATACACAACCAGATGGTTCTATTAATAGCAGTCGTATTAAGAATTTCCAAGTAGATTTAAATCCCTGGCCACTCCTTCCGACTACAAACTATGCATATGATATAACTATTTATACTGAAAATATAAACTGGGTAACAATTGCTGGTGGTATGGGTGGCCTCAAATATGCACTATAAGTTACTAATTTATGTAAAATTTTCAATTGGCAATTTTCACATTATAATAGAAGGCGGATGTGGCCACTTGATAGTTTAAATATTTTAAGTAATAAAGTGCAAACACAATTACAAAAAAATATTAATGAGGGATTTGGTCCGGTTGCATCAATAGCAAACTCTATAGGCAGTACTATTGGTTCAATAACAGGTGGAGTAAATGAAAGTAAGAAACTTGCTGAACAACAAGCTGCTGTTGATGCAAAGGTTGATGCCCAGAAGAAAGCAGCTGCTGAAGCAGCTGCTGTTAAAGAAGAAGAAAAGAAGGCTACAGCTGAATCAGTTAAACTTGATACAAGTGGTAATATAGTTGTTAAAGATGATGATCCAGTAAGTCTTGCTTTACTCATAACGAAATATATACTAACAGCTGTATTTGGTTTCTTTTTTGCAATGCTTGTAGTAAATCAATCTATATTTTTACCAAAAGTCTATAGGATTTTAATATTTGTACTTATATTACTTCTTCCTTATATATTTTCTCCATTAGCATTATTCCCATTTGCAATATATTATATAGGTTTAATGTTATGGCGTGTATATTTAAGATCTACACCTGAATATGAAGGAAAGAAGTTATCTTTATTGCCAAAGATTTACTGCATGTTACCATTAACAACTGTTGAAGGAACTACATCATTTGCTCGTTTCTTCAAATATCCATTCTATTTCCCTAAATCAGAAGCAGCTGAAAAAAGGTTACAAAAGGAACAAGGTGAGTATGAGAATGATCTGAAAGAAAGCTTCTATAAGTGGGATGAAATTGTACAAAAATATCCTGAGTTTGGTAAACAATTTAATGAATTAAGTAGGCAATTCAAAGAGTTAATTACACCTATACGTGCTCCTGTTGAACAACAAGTTGTTGCAACAACTGATCAACCAGCCCCATCTGCTCCTCCAGCAAATGTAGAACAAGCTTCAGCAGAACAATCAGAACTAACTAAATAGATATTGTATTGCAAGTACCTAAAACATTTTGACATAAATATATACAAATGTCTCAACCATTTGTATCTGTTTTGACACCTACTTATAATAGACGTAAGTTTATTCCCTACCTGATTAAAATGTATGAATACCAGACTTATCCTAAGACTAAAATGGAATGGATTATTCTGGATGATGGTGATGAAAAAGTAGGTGATCTATTTGCAGAAGCAGCTAAGAAAATTCCTAACATTAAATATGTTTCAGTTGAAGAAAAACTTCTTATTGGCAAAAAGCGTAATATGCTAAATGATCTGGCAAAAGGTGAAATTATTGTAGCAATGGATGACGATGATTATTATCCGCCAGAACGAGTTGCACATTGTGTATATAAGCTAAATCAGAATCCTAAAGTTGAACTTGCTGGTTCAAGTGAAATTTATCTATTTTATACTGATACTAAGAAGATTCATAAGTTTGGTCCTATTCATCAGAACCATGCAACAAATGGCACAATGGCCTATAGGAGATCTTATATGAAGAAACATAGATATGATGAAACAGTTAAAATGGCAGAAGAGAAATCTTTTCTAGAGGAATATATTCATCCGATGGTTCAACTAGATCCTCAAAAGGTAATGCTTGTAATGTGTCACAGTGCTAATACATATAATAAATCAGAAATGCGTTACACAAATCCTCTAATGAAACCAACTGATATGAAAGTAAAAAATTGGATTAAAGATAAACAACTACGAGATTTTTTTATTGATGCGTAAAGAAACAGGCCTAATCTAAAGAATATAACCTTCAAATAAGTAACTCCTATATGGCAACCGAGCATTATATAAGTCCCTTATTTGAACAATTAGATATTTTAAACAACATATATAACAATACTATTACCGAGCATCCTAGTAAAATTTATAAATCTGATAAAATAAAAACAGATTTATATCCACATCAAGAAACACTCCTACAAGAAATGGCAAAATATCATCATAAAATGATATCAGGATATGTTTGGAATAATCAAATAGTAAGTGGAAAAATTGGTATTGTAGGTGATCAACCTGGTTCTGGTAAAACACTTAGCGTTCTGGCATATATTGCATCATTAGGTAATAAACCACAACCAACAAATGAATTAGTAAATCATTCTACAAGATATTTCTTTTCTCATACACTACATGTCTCTAGTACAGATGTTTCGTATTGTAATTTAGTTGTTGTTCCTTCTAATCTATTCTGGTTCTGGGAATCTCAAATAAAAACACATACAACTCTTCAACCATTTCTTCTGGAATCACGCAGGCCTTTGACTAAACCAAATGTTATTCAATCAATTCAGGGATCTGATTTTATTCTGGCCACTTCTAAAACATACAAGCATCTGGTAGAATTTTGTAAAGACAATAACATTCTTTTTAACCACATCTTTCTGGATCAAGCAGAAAGTATTTATTTTTCTGGCAATGAATATCCTCTGGAGTTCCAGTTTCTCTGGCTAATAACAAGCACATGGATTCCTTTTATCTTTAAGAATAATCTTTCTCTAGCATCAAATCTTATTTACATAAAAGACAGAATACCAGAGATTAACTCAGAATTAGTTACTTGGTTAAATCATGTAAAACAAGATTCAATCCAATACCAGTCATCTATTGCATCATCAGCTTTTTTCAAATCATATTTACCTTATAATCATATAGGTAGAGGCCAATTAGTTGTTAAAACATCAAATAAATATTTAGATACATCATTGCACCTACCAGATATATCATATAAGACACTAAAATGTTCATCATTCTTACATCATAATATTATTCTGAATGGTTCATTTTTACGAACACATTTGAAGAAAGAAATTGTACCAAATATCTTTAAAGCAATGGGTATAACACAACAACCAGTAAATGAATTAGTATTAGAGCAACCAAGTAGGGAAAGTTTAATTTCTAGTAAAGTAAGAGATGACTGTTCTATTTGTTTAGATAAACCAACACATATAACAATGACTAAATGTTGCAATAATATTTTTTGTGGTGAATGTGTATTACGTAATATGCAAAATAGTACTAAATGCCCTACTTGTAGGTCACCTATAGGTGTTGATTCATTAAAATGGGTTGCTACTGATGAAGTAATTGATATTAGTAATAATGTAAAATCTCGTATTGAAACATGTATAGATATTTTAAAAGATAATTCTAATAATCAAGTAATTATATATACGCTATATGATAATGTATATTATCAACTATTAGATAAGTTTAGTCAAGTAGGGATTAAAGTTGAGAAACTAGACTCAAATCCATACAATGTTCAAAGAATAACAAATAATTTTGCATCAGGAGCTCTACGTGTTGTTTGTGTTTCTAATCCAGAATTAATAAGAGGACTTTCATTTACAAATGCAACACATGTTATTTTTTACCACGAACTACTTTTTTACGAGATGAGGGAGCTTTTGATTCGCTCAGCTCAGAGATTGGGCCGCCAGCACCCCCTGCAGGTGGTTTACTTGCAGCCAGATCTGGAGCTATAGGCAAACCAAGAGTATCATGTACCTTACCAGACTGATAGGATGCCCATTGTGTTACACATCTAAATGGCATTTTACTTTCATTTGCTACTCTATTCATCTCTTTCCAAGAATTAAATAATGCACTCTGTTTTGTTAGAACTTGAGTATATTGTAATTCATTTACTGCAGGTGTTTTACTTGGTTGTGAGAACCTATGTAGAATAGTATTTGGATATTTTAGTTTCATATGATATGATAATGGTAGTAGGTTCCAACATTGATGGAAAAACGCCCAGAAATCTGCCCTATCAGACCATCTCATAAGTTCTAGCAATTCTTCATATGTAGCTAGAGTTGCATCTGGTTTATCTGATACAGTAGGGCCAAGATACAAAGGTAGATTCTGATGAAATAATAGACCAGCAAGATTTGCATCTTTTGTTTCTAAATCAAGTTCATCATTGTCTCCCCACTTCTCAAAAAGAGTATACCAAGCAGCACGAATTGCTACATGAATAGATTTATCTAATTCTTCTTGTTTTGAAACTTCATATGCTTGATGTGCTTCTTCATAAATAAGTGATTGACTTACTTTACGAATATCACCTAGCTTATACAATGAATCTGTAATTTCTCGTTTAAAGAAATGTGCTAGAGTATCTTTTTTAGGCATAGACACATAGTGTACACAACAATATTTTAGAAGTTGCTGCATAATTCTTCCTTCAAGCACATTGCAAATCAGTATAAGTGGACAATCAAGTGAAAAGTTACGTTTGCTTTTTAGATAATCCAAAAGCTCTTGTAGACCGCCTTTTTCGCCTTGACTCAAACCATCCATTTCATCAAGTAGAACAGCTCTTCCATTTGGTGTTGTTGGATGAATCCATTTGCTTACACCAACTTCTACAAGTAGCGGTAAAATAGTCTGTCTAAATGATGAACCTGTACGTGTATGTGATGCATTAAATTCTTGTACCCAATATTTTGCTATTTTACATACCCTATAGGCAAGTGTAGTTTTGCCTACACCAGGAGTACCTATAAGTAAAAACGCTGGATGGGATCTGGTTTCAAGCCATTTCAGCATAGCTGCTTCAATTTCAGGATGCAAACATGCTGTATCTTGCTCTGGTAAACTAGTACGAGGCATCCAATTGCCTAATTGTCATTATATTGCTTTAGATAGTTGGGCAGCCAGGTGTAGCAGGTACAACAGCTGCTGCAGAACTAGCTTGACCAGTACCAGGTGTAAAACAGCTTTCACCATCAGTTACACCTTCCCAAGTTAAACCATAGTCAATTGTCCTAGCACATAGTTCAGCAATTTTCTTGCTAGCATCAGAATTAGTTGTTGCTAATGGGAAAAAGTAGTCATCATTATTCTGATCTACGTTACCATCTGCCGGAAATAGTCTTAGTTTATTATTTTTACTTACACCAATACGATCAACACAAGTGTCTATCTTCTGACCTGCCTTTGTACGTTTGAAATAAGTCAGATAATCAGGGCATGTATTGATATAAGGTGGCCATTGTTTTGGTTTATCACTAAATACTGCTGAATCACCTTCAAACCAGCTCATGCCAAATAGAATTAGAATAGTCACTGAGCCAATAAAGAATAATAGTGCTGCCAGATATTGACGATTTGATAAGAAATATGTTAGACCTGTTAAACCAACAGCTAAAGCTGCAATTATATAGATTATCATCCACATATTGGGCATTTTATCTATTTAGCATAGCGAATTATAGAAAAAATATAACTATATTTGTTATTTTTCTGTAAAAAAATGCTAGTCACGGAAATAGAGAATGTCAGGCAACCCTCTGGCTGATTTTGAACTACCTTATACAAGCTATGCACCAGATGGCCAGAATGGTCGTGTAAATTTTGCAAGAACTCCATCTGCAGGTGGCCAATCTGTTCCTGATTCAGCTGGTTTTGCTTATCCAACTACAACTGAAAAGAATTTTATGGGTGATATGCTCCGGGGCAACTGGGAAGCATCAGCAGTATCCAAGAGATTCTTTACTGCAGATAATGTATCAATTATACAAGCAGCAGTTAAAAGAGGTGTGTATGAAAAAAGTGGTAGTAAGCGTTACATGATTGATGATCAAGATGTTGATGAACTAAAAATGATTATGAGGGGTATCTTTTTACAATATGGTCGTAACAATATATTTGATATAGAAGGTCAAATTCGTGATCTTAATAAACTTGTAATTGACTGGTGTGTACCTCGTATCTTAAGTGAAATTGATCAATATATGTATTACTTAAATGATATCAGTCATATGCCAGTTCCTCTGATGCAACCTGTATGTATGTCTAGTGCTGGTACTAAGTCTTTACCTTACCAATCTCAGATGTAAATTTAGATCAAATCCTATAATCTTATATGTAGGTTTATCAAACTATTATAATAAAAATATGTATGCGATTTGACATATACATTTTTACTATGTTCTAAAAGGTAAGTCTTCGTATCCAAGCTGGAGGAATGACGACAGCATGGTTTACCATTAGAGATCAAACAATGAAACGATGGAAAGAAAGATGGATTGAAAGACATCCTGTAGGTATTGGTGAAGCTACTTGGAATGCAATCTTCTCTGGAGGAAAAGAAATCCGGCCTTCTCTCTTTTGTGAATTATGGTCTCACCTTAGTCCATCAACACAACCAAATGGTGATTTAGCATTTGCAATAGAATGTATACACTGTGCATCACTTATTCTTGATGATACTCCTGCTATGGATAATGCAGATACACGTAGAGGTAGACCAACTATTCATAAGTTACATAGTACCTATAAGGCTGCTTGGTTAGCACTAGAAATTATGGAAATTGTATATGATATTTGGAAAGAAAATGAACCAACCGATCCAGAAGCACATGCTATCTGGTGGAATTTCATTAAAGATAAAGGATTACAACTTGTAATAGGTCAATATTATGATTTAACTAATACTGGTGATCTACATACTTTAGCAATTTTAAAAACAGGATCTCTTTTTGAATTTGCAACTGAATTAGTTGCTCTTAAGTTAAGCCTTTCACGCGATGCTTGGAGAACTTGGGGACGACAACTTGGTGTTTTATTTCAATGGGCTGATGATTGGTCTGATCTAGAAGAAGATAGATTAGCTGGAAATAGAAATGCTTTTCTTGAATCACCAAATATAATAGCAGCTCACTATAAGATTTTACTAGAAAGAAGTAATATTGGTAAAGGATGGAGAGATAGACCTTTTGGTAATTGGTTAATGACATATTTTGAAGAGAAACAGCCACTTATAGATAGTAGTGGTTGCTTTACTCCCATACCACAAGTATTAGTTTCATCAATTCCTAATAAGGAGTTTTTAGATACATTTAATCCAATAGTTATTTCAACTAAACTATTTGAAAGATTAACACTATATGCTAAACCAAGTATTGTTATTATAAAATTATTTAATTACTATAAGTCTCAAATACCAGAACTAATAGAACGACTTACTACTACAAGTTTAACTAACATACTAAAAGTTTTATACCAATTTAAAAATAAAATTCAAGAAAAAACAAAAAATATTTGGAATAATTTACAAACTGACTCTACTGCAGAAGCTGCTATTCAAACAGAATTAGAAACATTCTTTGAATCACATGGTATTAAGCACGACCAGCCCCACCTGCTGCTTTTGTGCGACGCACTACTCTCTTAGGACCTGATGTTGCACCAGCCTTTGCACCAGCACCTCCTGCTGGTGCAGAACAAGAAGACATTCTCTCTGCCACATATTTAGTCCAAGCAGATTCAAAGTCATTTAGATCATCTAGCCACATACCTGCAGGTGTCTGTTTCTCAAGAGATGCCATCGCTGCTACACGCTCTGCTACTTGTTTATCAAGCTCGTCAATTGCAGATTGTTTCACCCTATCAATACGCATCCTCATTACATATTCATATCCATCTACTGAATCAGCTGCAGATGGATCTGATAGAGCAGGAATACCACATGCTTTCAGGCCCGCTACAATCTGCTCATCTGTCTTACGCATCAGTTCAAGCTTACCATCCAGAATCGCCTGCAGGAATGCCCTCTTCGCCTGTAGCTCTGTTACTTCCTTTCTCAGTGCATCAAGCAGCTTTGTGCGTCTCACCTCATATGATGGTAGCCTCTGTGCTACAAATGCTTCTAGAATATCACCAATAGTATCGTACTTGACAATATTAAATTCAGCATCAAAGCAACACATATTAGTTGTCTTCCAAGTAGTATTCAGCTTGAAGTTCTTCTCAAACTCTGTAGGATTGTGTTCAATTGCATCCCAGCCCTCTTCTGTGAAATATAGAATGAACCTTACATCAATATCATTATATAGATCATCAAAGTTCTTCAGACCAAATGGATTACCACCTTCACGTGTAATGAGGTCATCTAGGAATGCCTTATAGTCCTTAGTCCAAGTACCTACAGGTAGCTCTGTAATTGTAACTGTATGTTTTGCTTCATCAATTTCATATGCACCACGAGTAGCCCAAGTATTCTCATTTACTCTACTTACTTTACCATTAAAGCCAAACCACCAAGGATCAAGAGGCCTACCTGCAAGTGTTGTAATACTGCCTGATAGGCGATGCTTTAGCAGAGTTACAATATCTGCAGGATTGTGTGGAGGAATATCAGTTGAGAAACCAGTGCCAATACCAACAGCACCATTCAGAGCAAGAAGAGGAACAACTGGTAGATAGTAAGTTGGCTCAATCTTGTCACCATCCTCTACAAGATAGTTTAGTAGAATATTATCTTCCTTTCTAAAGATTGTATCTACAATGTCTTCAAGTTCTGTGTGAATATACCTTGGACTTGCTGCATCCTTACCACCCATTAGCCTTGAACCAAACTGACCAATAGGCTTCAGTAGATTTAGATTATTAGAACCAATAAAGTTTTGTGCCATACCAATAATTGTTGAGTTCAGTGAAGCTTCGCCATGATGATATGCTGCATGTTCTGATACATAACCAGATAGCTGTGCTACACGGATTTCTGAACGAAGATTTCTCTTGAAACAACTAAATAGAATCTTACGCTGAGAAGGCTTCAGACCATCCATCAGACTAGGCAGAGAACGAATATTATCTGCATTACTGAAATGAATTAGTTCATTGTGAATGAATGAAGAATAATCTGCACTACCAGACTTCTCCTCAAGAGTCTTATCAGGATCATAGTGATTTAGCCACTTCTTTCTGTCATCTGCTCTCTTCTTGTTAAATGCCAGATTAATAGACTCATCCGCTTCTTCATCCCATTCATACTTAATCTCATGTAGTTCACGGAACCACTCCCTTGCTTCTGCTGGAGTAGATGTACCCAACCCTTTGTAGTACTTCAGTGTCCAGCCCTTTGTATCACCCCCTCTTGCAGTAACCCATGCTCTGTACTCTGCATCTGCATAGAATGGAATAACTTCTTTACCCTTTGATGCCTTCATAAGTGGAGTTTTCAGCGTACAGAGGAAACCAGCTTCAAGTAGAGTAGGCCATTCAGTATGGAATAGATTCATTACAAGACCTTTAATGTGAGAACCATCATGATCCTGATCTGCCATAATCATTACACGCCCATAACGCAGCTCACTCAGAGACTTATAGGTTTTGCCATGTTCCAGACCAAGAATACGTTTAATAGCTGTCAGTTCTTCATTTGCATTAAACTTTTGAATGGTAATATCTTTAACGTTGAGTAGCTTACCTCTCAGAGGGAATACACCCCACTTCTCACGACCAACAACATTAAGACCAGAGATTGCAGAAGTAGCAGCTGAATCTCCCTCAGTAAGAATAAGAGTACATTCTGCAGATTTAGATGTACCAGCCCAAAGTGCATCTTCCAGTTTAGGTAGACCACGTAGAGTTGTTCTCTTCTTGCCATCTGTTTTCTTTGCATCCTTCATAGCCTTTGCCTCAAGCAGATACTTAGCTTCGTCAAGCAGACCAAGCTTAGTAAGACTATCTGTTAGTTTGCCAGAGAATTTAGGAGTAGAACCAAACTTAGTTGCTGGTGTTGTCAGAAATTCCTTTGTCTGGGAATCAAAGGAAGGATTTACAATTGTTGCATTGACAAAGAAGACTACTGCATCTTTGAGTTGTGCTGGTTTAATTGCAACCTTCTTCTTTTCAGCTGCATCACAGAAATCCTTAAGAACATTTCTTGCAACAGTCTCTACATGTTTACCTCCTTTCTTAGTAAGAATACCATTTACGAAAGAGATATGTTTCTCTTCTGGTAGGCCTTCTTCATCAGAATAGAGATGTGAAGCAAGTACTGCACCAACTTCCCAACGAGGGCCACAATTTTCATATGCAAGACCTGCCATACCTTCACGTAGGAACAGTTTAATGTATTTCTCAAAGGTATTTGTTGCAATATGAGTTCCATTCCAAGTCACCTTAACAGAAGAACCTGCAAGTGCTGCCAGTTCAAGTGTCCTTGTATGAAAGATTGGAATCATAGATACACCATTATCTTTGAGGCCAAACCTCTTCAGATCAGGCTCAAACTCAATCTTTACATGTCCCTTTGCACCTGTAGATTTCTTAATAGATGGCTTATCACATACAGACATATTATTATGCCAAGTCTGTGTATAAGTCTTACCTGTACCTACATGTTTTGATTCAATAGTAAATCTCTTACTAAAGATATTTGTTAGCTTGGCACCATAACCATTCTTACCACCTACAATCTTTTCTTCAGTCTTATTGTAATTACTGGAGGTAAGTAGATGGCCGAAGATCAATTCAGGAATATACACTTTTTCAGTAGGATGCTCCTCTACAGGAATACCATCACCATCATTTTCTACTGAAATAGTCATCCCATCATCAGTAGGTGTAACTGTAATATCAATACTTTTGATAGGAATTCTTGCACCAGCACTTTCACTTGCTCTTACAAATGCATCACGTGCATTTACAATAATCTCATCAAAGATTTTGTAAAAGCCAGGATTAAATGCAGCTGTACGCCAAGTCATCTTACCAGTTTCAGCATCAAAGACCCAACGCTGCTCTTCTGTTGCCTCTGTAGAACCAATATAGGTATCAGGTAGCTCCAGAATATGCTCACGATGGGTATGCTTCTTATAAGTCTCAGCCATTTTAGTGGGGTTGTACAGATCTATCTTCATCAAAGGGGGGAGGGTTTAGGCTTTATCAAATTTATCTAATCTTAAATCCTTTCTCTCCCACAAATGAAGCAGCCATTTCTCAATATTATCTTTTGGTATTTCCTTTATTTTATGCCATTCAATCCTACATGTTCTGGGATAGTTGCCCCAGTTGAGATATTCAAAATCTGAGCCCATAAATGGATTAATTCTTCTTTCTGGGTAATGTAGGGTCAAATCATATAGGGCATCCCATTTACCAACTTGTAGTAATAGTTCTAGGCCTTTGTATCTGGGACACATAAGATGTTTAAAAACTGGCATATGATGTTTTCTGGCATAATCCACTGTCTTCTCAAGTGAACCTGGACAGAAAGTAGTTCCTTCTGGGAAAATAAAAACAATTGCATCTTCTGGCATATCAGCAATTGTCTGGGTTAAAGTCTCTTTATCAGCTGCCCAGTCTCTTTTTACTTTAATAAAATGATGATCGCCAAAGCCAGGTAGTGGTATTTTACCAACCCAGTCAGCTACAATAAAACGAATTCTGGGTAGTAAATTCTGGCGTATAGCCCAGAGTGCCAGATAAAAGCCATCCATGAACCCAGGATGATTTGCCAGAATTAAATTTCTACCAGAACTAATCGGTGGACCATATTCTCTGGTTATTTCAATGCCCAGAGAATTAGCCAGAAGCCACCCCAGAACACCAGAATTTCTATGTACTAAATCTACACCCCCTATAATGCTAAAAATAGATAGGAAGAGTATTATTATTATCGCACCCAGATACGCTCTCATAGCTAATTTTTACTAGTAGGAATTAATCCCAGAAATAATCCTGTGTATTATTTAGAGATGGCAAGGAAAGGTATGCGTAAAACAAAAAAGTGCTTCTGGGGTAAAAAGCGTGGCGGGTCTAACCTACCCGCACCATACTTTGCAGCTGCAGGTCTAACTCAACCAGATGCAGCTGCAGGTAAAAATATTTTAACTATACAGCCAAATGGTGCAGTAATCCGTTCTGAACTACCCGTACAGCACTACAATGCTGTAAAAGGTGGTTTTGTACCAAGTGTAGGTGAACCTTTTGTATCAGCAGCTGCTCAGTACATTACACCTCTGGCCTTATTCGCAGGCTATAAGTTAATGCAAAGAGGCAAAAAAGTAACCCGTAAGGGCAACAAGAAAACTATAAGACGCAGAAGGTAACAAACCAGCTGAAGCTGTAACTGCGATATAATGACCTAGTCTAAAGCCTCACCGGACAATAAATACGCAGAGGATGAGCTTAGCTACTGCAAAACCAAACGCAAATGGAAATCTATTTGAAATCCGTACGGTTCAGTCAGGAGCATTTAGAACACTAATAGAAGCTCTTAAGGAGATTCTTGCAGAAGCTAATCTTGAGTTTGATTCTACAGGTATTAAAATCATTGATGTTGACGAAACCCACACCGTACTGACTTATCTCAGGCTACATGCTGAGCGTTTTGAGTATTTTTATTGCCAAGGCAAGTTTGTTCTGGGCATCAATATGATGTATCTTTTCAAACTGATTAAGACTCTGTCTAACAATGATAGTCTAACACTATTCCTACCTGCGTCTAATCCTAATAAGCTTGGTATTCGTGCGGAAAATGCAGAAAAGAGAACAACTAATACTTGGATGATGAAGCTATTTGATACAAATGTTGAGAACATTGAAATGCCAAACATTACTTTTACAACTATAATCAATATGCCATCAACTGATTTCCAGAAGATCTGTAGGGATTTTAATGCTCTTGCAGAGAAGCTGGAGATTACAAGTTCTAATTCAGATCTAATTTTCAGATGTATTGGTGACTTTGTGGATGGTGAAACTGTTATTTTGAGTGAAGCAGATACTGGCGTTAAGATGCAGAAAGGCGGTTCCGCAGGAGCAGCAGGAGCTGCAGGTGGTGCTGGTGCTGCATCTACTGGTAGTATTAGTCACAGTGGTACTGAAATTGTACAAGGTATTTTTGAACTAAAGTATCTGTGTATGTTCACAAAGTGTACAAATCTATGCCAGAGTATTGAGATCTATCTGAAGAATGATTATCCACTCATTCTTCGCTATCAGGTAGCAAATCTTGGTGAAGTACGACTTGTACTTGCCCCTCAGAAGAGTAAGACTGAAGGATCAAAGAAATAAAAATATATAATAGATGAGTAAATATACTATTCATGATATTATATATAGTTCAGGTGATGTATTTTTACCAGATAAGTTAAAGAAATTTTTGTCTAATGATCTCATAGGTTCTCATCACAAGACATTTTATATAAGTATTTGGTCAATAGTGCATTTATTATCTGGTATTTTAATTGGCTATATTATAATATATAATAATTTCAGTAAGTCAGGAATATTAACTAAAGAAGAGTATTATCTCAAAATGTTTTCAATTCATACTATTTGGGAAATGTGGCAAATATTTATTGGAATGTCTCATCCTTTAAAATTTGTTGGTCAAAGTAATTTAGTTGATACAATTATTGATACAATATTATTTATGCTAGGTGCTTGGTTAATTAAATTATATTTAGATAATTAAATATATATATTAGGTATGACTTCCGATATTCTACAAGGTATATTTATTACAGCATCACTATGTGGTCTTTTTTATGGCTGTGATAGAGCATTAACTAAAAGAGGATACCAGAATCCCTA